GCCTAGCCAGTCGTACGAAAGATGTAGGGGGAAAGTCCCGCTGCGCTGCAGCACGAGTGAACTCATCCATCCCGAACTGCTTAGCCTCAAAGATATCAGCAGCAAGGGTCGGGAATTTATGCTCGATGTCTGCCAGCACGAACGTACGGAGCTCCGTACGAATCTCAACAGGCGACGGGGGGTTAGTCTTGAAGTTGTGTGTACCGGGCATGCGTAGCACCCGGGCAGCATCAGCAGGGACCGTAATGTCGATCTCAAAGCCTGCTGCGATACAGAACCGCTTAAACCCAGACGCTACGGCCTTCCAGCGAGCCATAGGCAGCACAGTATCCAGCGGCCAGTAGACGTGTATCCCACGCCCTGAGGACACCATGAGCGGCTCAGGGAAGCCGTTCTCTGTACAGAACTTCAGGAGTGCAGCCTTACCCTCATCCTGCGTGGTGTAGGGCTTGTCGGGGCCGCAGTCGATATCCAGAAACAGAGAGCTAAGCTCTCGTGCGTTGTCTGCCTTGCGGCTGGACTGGTCCTTGAACGATGCTAGTGCGAAGTAAGCATTACGCCCTTCGTTTGCAATTTCTTCTCCTCGCGTTATGAGTTCATCAAGTGTGCTGTGGAATGTTTGTCTGACCGAGTCTCCGAGGATCGCTACTGCACAGTACGGTCCGGTGGGCGGCAGAACGGTCTCATAGAATTCTTTTCTCACGTTACCCCACGGTGTCAGGCGCACGGAAAAAGGGTGGGGCGGCGGTCCGTGGTCCGCCTCGTCAGGGAGAGATCAGCTCCCTCTAGCCCCGGGGGATCGACTATACGGCAGGTGTGTCACTGGGTGCAACACCCAGGAACTCTTGGATCTTCGCGGCTTGCTCCGAACGGGGTTGGAATTTGCCCCGAAACCACGAGTAGATCGTGTGCCGTGATACACCGAGCTTGTCTGCTACAACATTGATACGTATGTTGTGCTCGATGCAGTACAACCCTAGCCGCACCCCGAGGGACTCGGGGTTAGCCGCCTGCACCTCCTTCACGAAGGCGTATGAGTAGCCTCTAGAGTCATTCGTCATCATCCGACCCCCACTGGGCCAGCACTGCGTCTACGCTCTTGGGCGTAACTGGCTCAGCCTTCTTAACCTCCCGCTTGACGGGCTCTGCTACTGCTTCGGGCTCGACCTTGGGCACCTCTGCATTATTAAACGCAGGGGGTAGCGCAGGCATAGCCTCTTTCTTGTTCTCAGCAAACTTAACCTCGATAGCCTTGACCGAGTCCTGCGACTTACCTTGAGCCCGTGCCGTTTCGTATTCGTCCTTAGTCAGCGGACGTACAGCCTTGAAGGTCAGCACAGGAACCGACTCAGACGTATCGAAGCGAGCCTCAGTCACCACACCGCTCATCGGGATGTTGTGCCCTGCGAGGAACCGAGCGTAAGCTTGGAACGGCATCTTGTCGCCCTCGGGCTTGCCGAAATACGACTTGCTCGGAAGCTGCAGACGATACACGTTGCCGCTGATGTCACCCTCCAGCACCACAGCCGTACGCACAAAGAACCTACACGCACGGGACTTACCCTGGCCGGAGCCCTCGATGTTCTGGGGGCAGGTTGCGCAAGCAGAGGACTGCGGCTCTTTGACGCTAGCGTCCGGGGCCTTACCATCCGCAGAGAAGCAGTCTGGTGCAGTGGGCTGACCCTTGACATAGACGCCCTTGTAGAACGACCGCGCCACGTTAGGCGAAGCGTTAACCACCACGAAGTTCATAGCACGGTCTTCGTTCTTGGCGATCTCCTCGCCGCCCACGATCATGCGCCACACACCGCCTTCGATGGAGATGGTCTTGCCTTGGGAGCCACCCGCTACTGCTTTGGTAAAGTCATCCTCACCGGCGACGAGGTAGTCAGGGAGTGCAGCACCGGATTTGAAAATGGTCATGTTAGACATGTTGGTCCTTGGTTGGGTTACTTTGACGCACGACGAACAGTAATTGAATACTTGCTGTCGGTATTGAGGCCCTCAGGCAGAAGCCCGGGGTTTTCGGTGAGGAACTGCTTCATGTTCCCCTGATGCACACGCTGCTCCAACAATTGAATGGCATCGTTATCCTTAATGAAGCGATACATGCTGCCCCAGTCGTTGGTCCAGTAGCGAGTCTTGACAGTGCGGCTGAAGGTGCCATAGGCGGTCTTGCCGCCGTCTTGGCCGGTCTCCTTGCAGATCTCCAGCAGAGCTTGCTCGACAAGCTCCATCTGCTCCTTGACCTCGTTGATCTTAGCCTCGTACTCCCGGGTAAGGGCGTCCTTGGCATCCCGCATCTTGATGTAAACAGAGACAAGTTTTGTGGCGTCCATTGTGTTCTCCTGTGTGAGCCTAGAATTATACAGAGTCAATTTAGTGTGTCAAGCCAAAACCTCCTGATGGAAAAGATCTACAAGTCCTTGATGTAGATCAAGTTTGCCGTCCAGTAGCCCGTAGATCCTGCGCTCGACTGAGCTACCCTGCAGCCGCACCACAGTCACCGGGTGTTTCTGCCCTGCACGATGTGCTCGTGCGTTACCCTGCATATAGAGCTCGGCCGACGGCACCGGCCCCCACCACACCACCGTATCAGCTCTCGTGAGAGTGATGCCGTGCGCAGCGGCTTGGGGTTGTAGCAGGATGCCTCCTGGGTCTTGCTCGGTCTGGAAGCGACGTATGTAGTCCGCCCGGGTAGACCCGGCCACCCCACCGTGTATACCCACAACACTTAGCCCTTTAGCCGTGAGGTCTCGCTCCAGACGTTCCAGCACGTGCCGGAACGGTACGAACACGATGACCTTTTGCTTGGTACCCTCGATGACGTCTATGAGCTCGTTTAAGCGGTTGGCGATGTCGAACTCGATTACCTCTCTGTTGGGGGTGTAGGCACACCCTGCGCTAACCTGCAAGAGCTTACCTAGTAGTGTCGCTGCATTGACAGCGGTGATCTCAGCCCCTGCCGCTTGTGCGATGAGGTTCTTACGGATGGTCTCGTAGTAGTGTGTCTGCTGCTTGGTGAGAGGCACTTCTCGTGTTGTGTATAGGAGATCCGGCAGGTCCAGACACTCTTCCTTGGTGAACCTGATTGCAGGTTGTAGGATCTTGTGGACAGTCTCCGCAGCGTCTACCTTGGGTGCCCATTTGAAGTTAGAGATCTTGTACATCACCTGATCGCGGAAGGCCCCGAAGAACCTAGGTACCGACGACGGGTTGACCAGTTTAGCCAGCCCGTAGGCTTGCACAGGCGACTGCGCAGCAGGGGTGCCGGTCATCATCCACAGGCGGGTCGTGGGCTTGATAAGCTGCGCTAGGCTCTTCCAGCGGTCGGTGCTCACGTTCTGCACGGCATTGCACTCGTCCACGATGATGAGATCAAACGCAGCCTTCTCCAGATCGGCTGTCAGCACCTTCACACCATCAAAGTTGATGATGACAAACTCGTAGTCACCCTCGATGATGCGCCGCCTAGCCTCCCGAGTACCCGAGGCGATACCCACCGTGCGGTGCATGACAGTCCTAAAAAGATCCGCCTTCCACGCAGTGTCCATGATGGATACCGGACACACCACCAGCACACGCTTGATCTGCCGCACGTTCATCAGGTAGTCCGCAGCCCATGCCGCTGCTGACGTTTTGCCCGTCCCGGCTTCTGACAGACAGAAACACCTAGCCTGCCCCGCTAGGAACGCAGCGGTCGTCTTCTGATGGTCGAACGGCGTGTAGACCCCAGGCCACTTGTAGCTGCGCAGGATGGGTGAGGGTACGTTCCTGATCTTGAGGTTACGCAGCAGCCTCGTCTCGTCGAACCCCCAGTGCACCAGTACCCTGCCTACATCTCCTTGTCGGTCGATCAGCTTGCTCTTGGGTATGAGACTTACGATCTGATCTGCCTTCTTAGTTGTGATGAGTAACGCTTTGTTATCAATGATCTGCACAGAACCTCCAAAGCAAAATAGCCGAAGTGCGGTCTGCACTCGGCCTTACAAAAAAGCGAGGTGGTATCAACCACCTCGCAAACATCACACAGGAGACACCCGGGGAGGAGGACCGGGCACCCCGACAATACCTAACTAGGCTACGCTAGTCAAGCGCCTTATTTACGGATAGCTCTATTAGTCTTCGGGTCGTACTTGAACGCTGACTCAGGCTTGTTAGCGCGTTTACTGGCACGGTCGATAGCCCGCTCCTCTGCGGTCATCATGTTGCGCTTCTGCCCCTCAGGTGTGAGACGCTCCGAGCCTGGGTAGAGGTGCCCCCGCTGCTGCAGCAGGCCCACTGCCATCTCCCGAGACCCTACTTGTGCAGCTAGGCGGTCTATGAGCGACCCACGCCCCATATGCTTCATTGTAGCCATCATTTCATCCCCGCCTTGCGGGTCCTTGCAAAGGAGCGGTTGGTGCTCTTGGGCACTGCCTTCAGGTTTTTACGGTCCACACTGCCACCTTTTATCAGGGGGGTGACATGGTGCACGTCCTTACCGTCACCCTTACTTACCGCCCCCTCCTTCTCCATGAGGCGTCTGGCGCGGTTACGTGCGGCACGGTTAGCCCTTTGCTTGGGGGTGCCATGATATGAGTCATACTCGTTTCGGAAGTTACGTGGCATATATCACCTATGTTCGCAGACCTCTTCAGACACCGGGCAGAACTTACACAGCCCGCTAGGGCTAGCGTTCCATACATCGTTCGCAAGGGTAGCCTCGACCATCGACGCATGCCCCGCCCACTTCGATAGGATATCTGGCATCTGCTCTCGTTTGTATAACGACAGAATAACATCGTTAGGTACGATGAAGAACAGCATCGCCTTCACCTTCTGCACCTCTGGGAAGTGGGTCATCGCCATAGCAGCCATAAGCTCAAGCTGCGACGTGTCAGCGTAGCGACTACTCTTTCCAGTGTTATGTGTCGGTATCATCCTCTCAGTGCATAAGAAAGTGTGATCAGGGGATGATACAGCTATACATTGGGTCGGTACAGTAGGTATAGGCTCTACTTTAACCGCATGCCTCGTGTTACTTCCTATGTTGGACCATTCTTGTTTTACGGCGTCTGCTTTTCGTGGGAGTTTGAAAGGGTTTAGGTTTATTGGTCTAAACGACACCGGAAACGCCGCAATAGTTTTACCAAACCCTTTAGCCGTAACTTTACTTTGTAGCGGACGCTGGCCTAACGAACAAAGCAGCTCACAAACATCATCAGAAAGCTGTTTACTGGTGGTAGTAAACACAGCGGATTTGCGTGTAGGGTTAGCGTTACCATCACCATCCATCAATCCTTGAAGTAGCTCTAGTCTTTGGTTATGGCTAGCTCTTAAATAAACTTTAGGGATATGTTTCGGAGTAGTTAGCAAATTTGCTAAGCGAAGCTGGGTGCGCAACCCTTTTACGGTACGCGTGGGGCAAGCCCCATAATTACCAGTAGCCATATCTACGGGATACCCACGCCGCTGAATTTCTTCCCATATGAACGCATCCGGCTTACTTATTTCGCCGGAACCTACTGAACCATCTGCTATCCACAACCCTAGTACGTATGGGTCTATAGGCAACCCTACATCAGGCAGGTTAAGAGACCCGGTTAAAGGTATCTTTGGTATATACGTGCGCTGCTTTTTATTACGTTTACCCATTAAGTCTTTTACATTTATAGCACTACCGTCGGTTAACTTCCACAAATGCTCCTCATCACATATAACCGTAGATGTGTCTGAGAACGTGACTCGGTAGCAGGGTATGTACTTAACCTGTGACTTACCAACAACGTTGCACACTGCCCCGGTAGCGTCAAATACCTCGTCACCAACACGGATATCCCGCATCGTAGTGAAGCCTGTGGGGGTGGGGATTTTAGTATCCAGGGCTAAACCTTTCCAATCTCCCACCCAAGCCGTCTTGCCATTAACGATCAGCAGGTCCGGGATGCCTCGGAACCACACGTCCTTATCGAAGAACCCACAGGGCTTGAAGTCTTTGGTCATGCCAAGCTTAAGCTCGCAGTGCCGGTCCCCCAGCATGGACTTGATCTTATCCAGCACGGGTTGGTGTTTATCAAGGTGCTCAGGTAGTGGCTTGTCTTCCATAAGATACTTCTCAAACGCCTCGTGCACAAGGTTGCCGTAGAGGGTAGCCTCCGTGGGTTGTGACTTGAAGCGCTTGAGGACTCGTACCTGATGGAACCGTCTCGCACAGCCTTGGTAGTCTTTGATCGATGAGTGTGAGTGGATCATGGTGCGTTTTTTAGGTTAGCAATCCCCGTATGATGCGCCCCATCCCGATTCACATGCAAGTGGCAACCCTGCAGCCCACGACGGACGCCACGACATACACTCCTCCACGTAGCGCACAGCCTCTTCCCGCTCGTCTATCGGAGCGATACACCCTACGGCATCGTGCACGGTCAACACTACCTTGTAGCGCTTGGCTATCTTGAGCATCTGCTCAGCGATGATGCACCGTGCGATTGCCTGTGTGTAATTCTCCACACACTTGCCCCCGTATACATCAATCGTTTGCCCCTTAGACGTGTAGTACCACCGCCCCTGATCCCCCTGCCTAAGCTCTGGGTACTGTATGTGCAACCCGCTCGGCAGCGTCAACCCCTTACCCGGCTCAACCCGCACAATACCCTTAGTGTCCACAACGAACGGCATCCCTGCAGCCAGCATGTGTAGTGCTGTGCCTGATTTAGCCCACAGCTCCGGGATGCGGTAGTACGTCCTGCGGTATACGTCCACAATCCGCTTCGCTTCGTCCTCGGTAACCGTCACCCCCGCACCGGTCTTGAGAAATATCTGTAACTTCTTAGCGCCAACACCATAGCCACAACCTAACACAGTTGACTTTCCAATGAACCTCTGGTCCTTCGAAATCTGGTCGGGGGCTACACCGTAGATGTGGGACGCCATGATCCGATACACATCCTCCTTCCTTGCGAAGGCAGCGACAAGATCATCCTGCCCAGCCAACCATGCTAGCGTACGAGCTTCGATCTGTGAGGAGTCCGAGTCTATAAACACGTAGCCCTCAGGGGCTAGGATAGCCTTCTTGAGCCGCCCAGCCATAGCCGTGCGTGACGGGAGGTTCTGGAGGTTAACGCTATCCTGCCCACCCCACCGGCCAGAGTGTGCAGCGTAGTACCTCAACGGTACAGGGAAGCTACCCCTGTATGAGATATCGATAAACCGCTGAGTCCTCGTTTCCTCTAGCGTGCTCTTCACCCCCAGTCGTGCTGCGACGATAGCTTGCACTTCCAGGTCCTCGTGCTCAAGCAGAGCTTTGAACGCTTCGTCCGTCTTAGCGAATGCGTACGTCTCCTTGCCGGTGGTGGGGCTAACCTTCATGGGAGGCTCTACGCCATGCTCACGCAGCATAGCCGCAAGCTTAGGATTACTCAGTAACCTAGTCTTGTCGTACGTATTCAACTTACCCAGCAGGGCTTCTTTCTTTGCAATAACGTCTACAAGGTGATCTTTCAGCAGCTCTCGGTCGAGCGTAAGCCTAGGATCGGTAAACATCTTCAGCGTCAGGTCGATGAGCCTAAGCTCCTGACGTGGGAACCCTGCATCCAGATAGCGTTTGAAGAGTGTGTACGTAAGCTCCACGTCGTTCACGCAGTAAGCCCCGTAGCGGGCGAGAGACTCCACGTCGAAGTCCTTGTAGCGCTTGCCCAGCGCAGCCACTACCTCATCACCCTTCTGCCCGAGGCCCATACGCTCGGCTTGCGTCTTGAGACTGTGGCTCTTCTCGTGGGGGTAGAGTGCCCGAGACATACACATAGTATCCGCTAGCCCAGCGGGTTGTATCCCGTAGCGCCACGCAAGAATGGCAGCATCGAACATGGTGTTCTGGCACAGGACCAGCGCCTCGCTCCAATCGATTGACTGCAGTGCCGCCTCTACTTGAGGCTGCGGGTACCACATCGTCTCACCATCATCGATCTTGATGGCTATCCCAATCGTCTCAAACAATGGAGAACGAACATATTCCTCGGTGCTTATTTTGGAGAGACTGTACTCTCGATCATAAAAAGTCTCCGCGTCTAGTGTGATTAGATTCACTTCAACCCCTTCCTAATTTCTCGGATCGTGAGTCTCACGTCCTCTACGTTGTTTTCCCGCACCACCATCGCCCAACCTTTCGCTGCGCGGATGAGATCCATCTCCCGGTTCTGCAGTGGTGTGGGTTTGTTGTCCCCTGCCTTGCACTCGATACCCAGAAAGATACCGTCTACACAGCAGACAAAGTCTGGCACCCCAGCCTTCCCAAACCCACCCGTTGCAGGCATGAAGTAATAGACCTCCAACTCTTTGAGCAGCTTACGCACTGCGTCCTTTACCCGACCCTCCGGTGTCTGTGCCATTTACTTCTCCGTCAGTACTTCGAGCAACTTCGCAAGATAATGTTTTCCTTTGGCGATTTCTTGAGGTGCCTCGTCTTTACTACCCATACGCATGATGTATTTCAGGGCACCCGCACGGTAAGCTCCGATACGCTGTTCACGAGGCCACGTGTCGATAACATCCCACGGTTCTACTCCCATGTCCTTGTAGTGCGTACCACCTACCTGCATTTCGTTTGCTTTCATCTTCCACGCCTCCTCTTCTTCGGTTGTTACTGCAAGTTTGGCATTGATGATGTCTTTGAGCGTCTGGGGGTTGTTTACCACGGTGGGTCTCCTTCTTCAATAGCCTCCTCACGGAGTGCGCGTTTGCTGGGCCGGTACGGCTCACACTGAATGAGTTTCTCTGGAAACGGCCACGGGATTGGGACGACACATGGCGTAGAAGGGATCGAAC